AGATTTCTTCTTCGCGGCATGATAAACGGCACTGCCGCTGCGGTAGCATTGCCGTTTTTAGATTGTTTCTTGGATAGTAAAGGCAAAGCCCTCGCCGCAACAGGCGAAAATCTACCAACTAGATTCGGTACATATTTCTGGGGTTGTGGATTAACTAAGCAACTCTGGGTACCAAAGACTACTGGTAAAAACTATGAGATTACTCCACAGTTAAAACCTTTAGAATCAATTAGAGATAAGATCAACGTCTTTAGCAATTTCAGAATACCATTTGATGATAACCCAAATTATCAGCATTGGTCTGGTGTTGCTGCGGCTGCAACAGGAATCTCACCTACAAAGAATGGTCAGTTTGATAGTAAAACAATTGACCAACAGGTAGCAGATGTTATTAGCCGTGGAGCAAGGTACAAATCTATTGCTGCAAGTGCTGCTGGTAATCCAAAAGAAAGTTATAGCAGCCTTGGTGGATTGAATACTCTTCCAGCAGAATCAAATCCATTAGCATTATATAACAGATTGTTTGGTACTGGATTTCAAGATCCAAGCAGTCCTAACTGGAGACCAGATCCTTCAATCATGATACAGAAAAGTATTCTTTCTGTAGTTGAAGATGATCGTAAACGCGCAATGATGCATCTTGGTGCTAGTGACAAAGCCCGCATGGAGCAATACTTTACAAGTGTTCGTGAACTTGAGATTCAAATGGAAACTCAGTTAAAGCGCCCAGCACTTACTGCTAAAGTTCAAATACCAGAAGCACCAGCACACGATCTTCCTGTAAATAATTCTTTATCAAACATTAAAACTATACTGCCTATGATGGCAAAGTTTGCTGCTATAGCATATGCTACAGATCAAACTCGTGTGTTCAATATTAGCGTAAGCGAACCAGCCTCACAGATTTTCGTACCAGGAGATTCGCTAGGATATCATCAATCAACACACGAAGAACCTATTGATCCCGTTCTTGGTTATCAGATTCGCGTTCATGATTATAATGTTGAAAGCATGAATTTGTTTGCATTATTCTTAAATGAACTTGATAGCGTTAGAGAAGGTGATGGTACACTACTAGACAACAGTTTGACGTTTGCGTTCACGGATCAAAGTTTTGCTAAGATTCATGCTGTAGATGGATTACCAATGTTTACTGCCGGTAATGCTGGTGGTAAATTTAAATCTGGATATCACATCGACGGCAATAACAGTCCAGTAAGTCGTGTCGGTCTAACAATTCAGAAAGCAATAGGAATTGGTATTGATTCTTGGGGCATCAACTCCATGGAAACAAGAAATCCATTCACAGAGCTGCTAGCATAAAAAAATGGCTCCCGGTTAAAGGAGCCACTTTCTTTCTTACAAAGCACTTGTTATTAGAACGAGCGACCAAGCTTAAGTGCAACCTGTGAGAACAACTTTGTTCCAGTGGCTGGATTGATCGCGCGCGAGTAGCGATAATACTCTACACCAATCTTGTATGAAGGAAGAATTTCATACGATAGACCGGCGTTTAGACGAGTTTCCTGATTGTCAAGACCCTTGCTTTCAATACCATTGCGGTAACGATACCCGACATCGCCAGTAATGCCAGCAACTAGAGCACGACTTACATTCACTTCTGCGCCATAAAGATTATAGTCGCCGCCCTTAATGACAGCCTTATTAGCAACAACTGAAGATGTTGCAGCTTCTAGATTACGACCTAATTGAACATTACCACCAACATTGAAACCAAGCACAGTGGGTAGATCAACACCAACACGAGCAACTGCCTTAGAAGCAACAGTACCATTATTTGGCTGCTGCTTTGTTGTTAGTTCTACACCATAGTTTAGATTTGGGAACACCTGAAAGAATGGAGCCTGATAGTCAAGCTTATATTCTAGTGGTGATTTCCCACCGTCAGCACCAGCACGAAGCTCGGCAGTTACCGTGGCGGCAACAGCGGGGGAAGCGATTAGTGCTAGTAGTGCGGTTGTTAGGAATAGTTTCTTCATTAGAAGTCTCCGTGTTAATTAATGGAATGATGACTTACCGTTGGTCATCGCGTGCCTATTATGGAGCAACCCTTGCAAATACAGACATTGTCTTATTTTTCTTCCTATAGAATCGTGTCATGATGTTATCGTTATAATAATCATCATGCTCTAGAACACTTCGTAGAATCTGTTCTCTCAATTCATAGTAATTAACATCGCCTCTACCTTCGTGGAGAGACAATATTTCTCGTTTAAAGTTCTCTTTCCCGAATTCCTTTATATCGGCCAAAAGAGTCTTAGAACTACCATAGTATTTATACCAATCCGATTCTTTGCGGATGATTTTTCGTACCTTTTTATGCTTCTGTTTTACTCTATTAGTAGAATAAAAATACTTTCTACCTATATATTTTTTTCCAGTAAGAGTATTTGTAATTATATATACGAACCCAAAGAATGTATTTATATCACTAGTGTTAAAGGGGTTCCCTTCCCATAACCAAACATTCTCTAGACTCACTCCTCGTCGATCTCAAGATCGTAATCTTCTTCCACTGATTCTGTTTCGCTACCGCAGAATGGACACCAACTAGGTTTATCCTGTGAGGCAAAAATTACTTTGTATTCATTGTCACAATGCGCGCATGTACACCATTCATCGTTCATTTATATCTCCATTAAATCGTCGTAGTTTACTACTTCAACATCAGTTTTGTTTAAAAATTCCATACCTTCTTCATGACGGTAGGTATATCTATATATAATCTTTTTTATCTTAGCTTGATAGATCAGCTTGGCGCAATGAATACAAGGAGAATGGGTGATGAATAATACAGCACCCTCTGAAGATTCAGTAGAAGAAGCGAGCTTAGTTAATGCATTGCTTTCAGCGTGAATAACATCATCTTTAGTTTTATCCTCTTCATCTTCACAGCAATTATCCCAACCAGCTGGCATACCATTGTAGCCAATAGAAAGAATACGATTATCCTTGACAATAACGCATCCAACTTTAAGTCGAGTTGCGTGAGATAACTGAGCAGTAAGCTCAGCAACACTCATAAAATATTTAATGAATTTGCTTTTCATAGATTAGGTACAAAGATTGCATCAGCATGAGACTGATCAACTCGAACATAATTCATATCTTTAAGAAACTGCAATAATTCTTCATCGCCTTTTCCACTAGTGTGTACCTCAGCAGAAATAACAGGTTTATATTTTTCTATTGTATTCTTAGCGCCAACTAAAACATTATATTCATAACGTTCAACATCTAACTGTATTAAATCGCATGCAGGAATATTAAGACAATCTAAAGTGATCATTGGAATAATAGGAATGATATTTTCTTCTGGAACATCAACAACCATATGCATTCCAACATTCCATCTATCAACATATTCCATTCTTATAGGTTTATGTTCTTTACCCAAGGCACATTGCATTTTGATAACATTGTTAAATTGTGAGTTGTTGACCATGCAATGAAAATTCAGAGGAGCAGGTTCGAAGGCATAAACTACATGAAATAGTTTTGAGAAAAACCTAGTGTGTAATCCACAATTTGCGCCAGCCGTAACAACAACGTTTTTTGCTCTTAGATACTTCATGTATTTTTCTTTATGAGATTGTTCCCAATCTTTCGTTGGACCATCCCATGCGCCATCATCCTCCCTCGGCCACATCCAGTCACTTTCATTATCAATAATTTCGTATCTTGTAAATACTTTATCTTTATAACTCATAATGAAAATCCCTTAAATGTGTTCTCATCAACGTCTTTATTAACTCCACCAACAACATAACTAGATAGCTCTACTTCCTGTGGCGCGACCTGAACATCAGAACCAGCAATCCACTTCTGAGTCCAAGGTAATGGATGAGAAGTTGACTTAGTGTTTGGATTGACGCCGATAGCTACCATACGCTTATGGGCAATCCAATCTACATATTCAGACAGTAGCTGTTCATTAAGACCAATCATCGAACCATCTTTAAACAAATATTTTGCCCAAGCCTTCTCTTGATTGATAACATCAATGAATAATTTATCAACTTCTTTTTCACAGTCTTTCTTAATCTGTTCAAAGTCTTTATCATCTTTGGGAAGGAACTTAATAATATTCTGAGTAGCAGCTAAGTGAACGTTTTCGTCACGCGCGATGAATTTAATAATCTTAGCATTGCCTTCCATCTTCTTAACTTCAGCGAATGCCCATGAGCATGCGAAAGAAACATAGAAGCGAATACCCTCTAGTGCGTTTACAGCATTAAGACACAACCACAGTGCTTTCTTATTCTCATAATTATCATAATTCTTTGTGCCAAGAATCTTATGAGTTTTTATTAAATCATCATAATACTTGCTGATATCTTTAGCGCAGTCAACGATCTCTTTAATATCAAGCATATCATCAAACACCTTAGAGGGGTCTGCATACACATTACGCATGATATGAGTATATGAACGAGAGTGGATGGTCTCAAAATAAGACCATGTGATGATAAACGTCTCAAGTTCGGGGAGTGATACTATCGGAAGGAATGCAGTCACTGGAGCACGTCCCTGAACGCTGTCAAGGAGGATCTGACGCTTTAGGTTGCTAGTGAAGATATGTTGTTCATGAGCATTAAGAGACTTGAAATCTTTAGCGTCTCTAGTGCAATCAATCTCTGTTGGTTGCCAGAAGAATCCATTCTGTTTCTCAGTAAGCTTCTCAAAGATAGGATACTTCTGCCTATCGTATCTAGCTATGTTTACTTGTTTGCCAAAAAACAATGGCTGTTTAGTCTCATCAATCTTTTCATTATTAAAAACAGACATTAATTCGCTTTCCATTGCATATAATATGCATCTTGTCTATTACCGAACTTACCAGAAATGTAATCTGATTTAACAAACCCTAAATCTTTTAGTCTATTTACAACATCTTTATCGCCAACGTGCACATAAGCACACACATTTATTATACCTGTTTCTTTTAAAGAATCAAGCTTTTCTTTTGTGATGTCTGCAGTTACTTCGTGAATAGGTATCCATTCGCCAAAATGGGTGCGAAGAATTGACATTGCACAGTTCCCTTTGGTTTGTTATAAGACACAGCTATCACAGGTTTCTTCTGATGGATTTTCCTTTAGTAATTCTTTAACTTCAATCTCACCAGACTGGTCATTAGTATTGAAATAGTATAAAGTCTTACCGCCATATTTATAATGCATCAAGATGTGCTTCATAATCTCGCTTAGAGGAATCTTTTCGTCAGGATAAAATTTAGGATTATATGTTGTATTGACCGAGATAGCTTGATCAATATACTTCTGTAACACAGCGCAAATCTTTAGATAACCTTCAGGTGACTTAATATCCCAAAGAAGTTCATACTTATTCTTAAGTCTTTTAAGATTAGGAACAACCTGCTTTAGAACACCATCCTTAGATTGCTTAGTGCTTAGTAATGCACGTGGCGGTTCAATACCATTAGTAGAGTTACTAATAAGAGCAGAAGTTTCTGCTGGCATTAAAGCCATTAGAGTAGCATTACGGATGCCAGTTGCCTTAAGCTGCTCACGCAGTTCTTCCCAAGGCATATATTCACGAGGCTTAACTAGATCATCAACATCTCTTTTATAAGTGTCGATGGGCAGAATACCTTTAGAATATTTTACATTTTCGGGTGCGCCAAGTTGACCTTGTTCCTTAGCAAGATCAGCTGATGCCTTGATTAGATAATATGACCAAGCTTGAGCAAACTCATCTATCATAACAAGGTTCGGATTAGTATACGTCATATCATTCATTGCCATCCAATAAGCAAGATTGATAATACCAACGCCTAGTGGGCGGTATTTCTTAGTAGAAGTTACTGCTGCCTTAACAGGATAAGATTGATAATCAAGCAAGGCATCAAGAGCACGAACAGCAAGAGTACATGGTCTTTCGAAGTCATCAGGAGTTTTAATCTTACCCCAGTTGATAGCAGATAATGTACAAAGAGCGATTTCTCCTTCTTCATCATTAATGTCTTTTAGCGGCTTAGTTGGTAGTGTAATTTCGCAGCAAAGGTTTGACTGATGAATAGGAGCATTGATAAAGGAACCATGATCATTAGCATGGTCAACATTCATTAGATAGATACGTCCAGTATCTTTCCTTTCTTGAACGAAGGCTGAGAATAATTCGATAGCAGGAATTTGTTTCTTGCGTAGTTTGGTATTACGCTCCGCCTTTTCATATAGCTCTCTGAATTTATCGACATCCGTAAAGAAAGCTTGATATAGATCAGGCACATCATGCGGGGAGAAGAGGGTGATAACACCTCCTGCGATAAGTCTTTCATACATCACCTTATTAAATTGGACTCCGTAATCCATATGACGAACACGATTATCTTCAGTACCTTTATTATTCTTTATAACTAAGAGATCTTCGGCTTCAAGATGCCAGATAGGATAGTATAGAGTCGCAGCCCCACCCCGTACACCACCTTGGGAACAAGACTTAACAGCAGACTGAAAAAGCTTATAGAAAGGAATAACACCAGTATGAGAAGCATCACCATTACGAATAGGGGAGTTAATAGCACGTATAGCACCTCCGCCGATTCCGATACCAGCTTTTTGCGAAACATACTTAACGATAGCAGACGCTGTTGCATTGATAGAGTCCAGCGAGTCATCTGTTTCAACAAGTACACAGGAACTAAATTGCCGTTGTGGCGTGCGTACTCCAGCCATAATAGGAGTAGGCAAGCTAATATCAAATAAACTGATTCCATCATAATAATCCTTCACCCATTTTAATCTATCCTCTTTATATTTAGCGAAAAGAGTCATCGCAATTAACATGTATGCCATTTGAGGAGTTTCATAGAACTTACCAGTAACACGATTCTTAACTAGATACTTTCCACGGAATTGTTCCATAGCAGCATAAGTTAATAGGTTATCGCGATCATGTTCAATGAACCTACCGAGTTCATCAATCTCATTTTCATTATAAAGCTTTAGAACTTCAGAATCATAATAACCCTCTTTAACTACATGCTTAATATGTTCTAGTAGAGGGGTCGGCGTGTAATCATTATAAACTTCTTTACGAAGATGATAGCTAACAAGTCTACCAGCCACATACTGATAGTTTATATTCTCTTCAGTGATTAATTCAGCCGCAGCCTTGATAGCTGTTTCTTGAATATCAGAGGTCTTGATCTTATCATAAAATTGAATATGTGATTTAATCGCTACTTCAGATACTGATACACCAGTGATACTCTCGCATGCCCATGTGATGACCTGATGAAACTTCTCAATATCGAGAGGCTCTCTTTTACCATCCCGCTTAGTTACATTGATCATTTAAATACCTTTTTTAATTTTTTCTAGTGCTTTAATATCATTAAATGCTTCGATAATATCAGGGAAGTGTGCACCAATAATATCCCAACACAATGTAGCTACTTCACGATGTTCCTTCTGAGTAGCTTCATCCATGCGTAATTGGCAGTAATGAATCCAACTACGAAGTGAACCAGCCATAATCATAACAGACTGTGTCAGACCTTCAGGTAATACTGCTCTTGCCTGTTCCTTAGCAATACCGTGTTCAATCGCCCATTTATAGGTTTTTCTTGCTTCATCAGTAAGAGCGTATTGTAGCATGTTCCAATTTTCTCTTAACATATTATCTTCAGTTTCAAGAGAGTTTTGTCTGTTCTTAGAATCCTGAAGTCTTGCTTCACGTTTGACAAAGCGCAGGTCTTTAGTGGGATCAGCATAACGCTGAGAATATTCTTGGAAACTGAATGACCTGTGTCGAAGTATCTGCCTAGCAATATCGCGAGTAGTTTTAATTTCCATAGCAACATGCACCATCTCAAGAGGAGACCAATGCTCATTCTTAATTAGGTATTGAATAAGTTTGCTTGCTGTTTGAGTGTTGTTTTGATTAGAAGGATTAGATACTCGCGCAGCCCAAGCTACTAACTGCCCCGGAGTAGTGCACTCTGTATAAGCACTTGGTTTAGTGATACCGATTAAATTAACCTCTTGCATTGTAAACTTCCTCCTCAATCATAAGTGCTGTATTTAGTGCGCGTCTAGCTTGCTCTGCTGTAACCATCGATGGTAGTAAACCCTTAACTGACATAACAAAGTTAGCAACTGATTCTCCTAGAGGATCACCGCCATTAAGTTCTTTAATGTCATAAGGCGTGGTATTTATGACTGTTCGCTTAACAAAGTCAATCTCAATCTTACCAGAACTATAAATTATTTTCATACCACGACGAACTTCATCAGAAATTCTACTTGCTCTAAGATTTACAAAAGTACCATTATCAAAATCTAAAGCAGCGGAACAGTAATCAACTGCGTTCGTACCATGACCAACAGCACTAACAGTAGCTACCTGTCCGGGGATAAGCATGTGAATTAAATCCAAATCGTGAATCATTAAATCCATAATTACACTAACATCAGTACCTCTGGATGAAGAGGAACCTTCGCGCCATGCCGTCATTACGACAGGAACTTCTGTAATAGCAAGTATACCCATGGTATCAAATACAAAACGTTCTTGATGTCCTACAGTTAACACCAAGTTTTTATCTTTAGCTATTCGAATGAGTTCTTCGGCTTCTCTAAGATTAATTGATATTGGCTTTTCAACTAGTACATGAATACCAGCCTCAAGCATCATCTTAGCATCTCTATAATGACAAGTAGCAGGAGTACAGATAGATACCATATCCACCTTACCGATCAAATCTTTTATTTCCCTGACAGATTCTACATCATATACGGAACTTAATTTGCCTCTAGTGGTGAGATTAGTATCGAATACAGTTGTTAGTTTGATACCACTGATCAAGGCTTCAAGTTCTTTATATTTCTTAATATGATAGCCGCCGAATACGCCGCAACCAACAACACCTATTCTTAGACAATCCGACATTTTAATATTTCCCAAGTACCATCATGATGTTCAACTAGAGCAGTACAACTCTCTACCCAGTCACCATCATTCATATATGTTATACCATTAATCTCTTTTATAGCTGCTTGGTGAATATGACCACATATAATACCATCAACACACTTTCTTTTGCAATAATCTGCGATAAGATTTTCGTAGTCTGAAATAAACTTTACAACTGCTTTTGTTTTATCCTTAACATAAGCACTGAAACTCCAATGACCTAGTCCTGCCAACCTTCTAAAGAATGTTACAGCAGTATTCATTGAAAGAAGTATATCATAAACATAATCACCTAAATGATATAGAAATTTAAGATTACCTTGTAAGGCAGTATCAAACATATCACCATGACAGATTATATAAGACTTGCCATTTACTGCTTCATAAATGTATTGATTTTTTATGTTTACATTGCCAAAAGATAAATCAAAACGAATTAACTGCCTTAGTATCTCATCGTGATTACCGGGAAGATATATAACATTCGTGCCACGTTTAGCAGCAGTCAATATACGACGAATGACATTCATATGACTTTGAGGAAAATGGAAGTGTCTCTTTAATGCCCACCCATCGATAATATCGCCAACAAGAAATAGATTATCAGAAGTATTATTCTTTAAAAAATCACACAACCATTCTGCTTTACATCCTTTTGTACCTAAATGCACATCAGAGATACAGATGGATTTATATTTTCTCATTAACACTTCTTCCAGTTCATTAGTTCGACTGTGGCTTCAAGACCCTTATATGTTCGCTTATCAATAACAATCTTAATATGCTCAGCATCGGCACCATTGAGAATCATCTCGTTGATGTCCTTACCTTTAAATGTATTATCCCACACAACAACATTATACCCCTTATTGATAAAGGAGTCAAGCCTTTTCACTATCTCTTTATTACGTGGCTCATTATCCAAAATATACACAACATCACTAAAGCTTTTATCAAGAACAACATCAGCACCTGCCATCGCTATAGAGTTTGGGATGAATAGAGAGTCGAGTGGTCCCTCAAAGACATAAGATCGGGCATTCTTATTTATTGTATCTAAACCAAAGATCTTTGGTAAATCCTCAAGCATTATAGTTATATACCGGAGATTTGTATTAGGATCAAAGGATCTACCCTGATACCCAAACAGCGTACCATCTTCCTTTAGGAAAGGTATAATTAAACGAGGTTCATCCCTAGTAGTATCCATCTTCTCAGGAATGATACTGTTAGTCCAAGCAGCGAACTTAGAACAATAAAACAATTTACTGTGATGTTTATTCTCTATCTTACGATCAAGGATATACTTCTTAGCAGGATGATCAAAGACCAGCTGAGATATCTTCTTTAGTTTTTTTAAGGGGGATCCGGCATTAAGGAACTTAGGTGTAACGATAATGCTAATATCAGGCTTGACTTCTTTTACAGATGTATTAGAATTCTTAGTGACATAAGCCTCTACTGAGTATTGCTCATAGAGTACAATATCTACCTGTTTAATGAAGTTACCTAAAGAATGCGAAACACCGCAGTTGTGGCACTTAAATGACATCTTCCCCTTATGCTGGAAAAGATATCCTCTGGCTTTATATTTGTTTTTCTGGGAGTCGCCGCAAAATGGGCAACGCATGTTAGCAAGATAAGGATTAGACTTCTTAACCTTATAGTGGTCTAAACGACCTGATAAGATATTCGCATACTTTACATCTATCCACTGTGTATTCATAATGCATCCAATAATAGCAAGACATCACTGATTATAACCTATTTTCAGAAAAAGTCAAGCTATATTTTAGAACTTTACAAAGGGGATAACACCTATTTTATACAGGATGAATGAAATCAATACACCGATAGCATATAGGATAAGCTTACCCTTGTCTAATAGAGATCTGGTTTTATTAGCACATTCATGATATTCTTTGAGTTCTCTCCGAATATCTTTCATTTCAGCCATCATAGTTTTTTGAAAATCATCCATATCTCTCTTAATATCCTTCTCTGATTGACCAATCTTTAACTGGATATCTTGATGTTGAATGTCAGACTGTACTCGTCTTTTCTCAATTAACCCATAGAGTTGATCGTCAGTTTGTTCATGCTTATTAATTTTAGAATCATGAACCGCAAGCATCTCTTTAATAGATGAGGAGATGTCTGTAAGCTTAGTCATAGTGGCGTTTAGTTGCGGGAAGATTCCAGACATGGATGTAATATCACGTTCTAATACAGCCAGTCTGGTTTCTATCTCTACTGACATCACTCAGTTTCTTCTGGTTCTGGCGGAGGAAGTGTATCTCTATTAGAAAGCGATAGACCACCAAGTAGACCAACGAAAGCACCGATAACGGTATTAAATGCTGGACCGATTAGAGCAAGGATATCCTTATTATCAATCTGGTCATTTGGTAAGAAAATACCAAACATTAATACTGCTACGACTGCAAGAGTAATACTCGCTAGAACAGCAACAGTCACCTTCATAATCCAAGCAATTAGCTTCTGCTTCTCATCCATAATTACTTTCCTTCTTGCTCTGCGTTAGCTTTATCTACTGCTGCTTTGGTGTCGTTGATCCAGCGTTGGAGTCCTGCAAGTTGGTTGGAGTTTTGGATGCAGACTGAGTAGTTGGTGACGATGGTTCCGAGAGCAATATTGTCTTTAATTCCTGAGGAGGTTTCATCAGCACTTCTGGCGGGGACGGCAGGTAAGCCTTTGGAACTAGAGTCGTGGAGGTACACCCAGCCATTAGACAAGTCAGACTGAGCAACAACAACATTTTGAGCTTGGTCTCTATAAACATATTCTTTTTCCTTTACAGTTCTAACCTTATCAACATATTCAGTAACTACTGTGTTACTTATTTCATTATTTTTCTTTTCAAGACCAGCAATCTTTGCATTAGCTTTGGCTTCAAATTTAGCGATTTCGAGTTTCGATTTTTCAATACCCTTTGAATATCCAAGTGCTAGTGCACCAGCAAGTAAAAGGACAATAGCAATAATTTTATAAGGAAGAGGAATGAAACTAAACATTTAAGTGACCTACTACTTTTCGCATTGTATTAAGCATGTTTAAAGGTTCATCGTCATTATTTTCATTTTTTTTCTTATAGCTATGCTTAGTTTCAGCTGCACGTGTATGTTTTTTTTGAGCTTTAACTGAAACTGGCGGATTATCCTTTTCGCTTTGTGTGAAAGCATTGGTTGTGGTTGTTGGAGCTTCGCCTTCTTCATTAAACTGTTTAAATGTTTTCATAGCTAATTTCCTTAATTGTTTTAACAGTTCCATTTTCTAAGCGCAAGTGCCTTACGAGTAGGCTCACCATTCGGTTTCTTCATTGGTCCCTTAACACCAGACATTCTGGCACAAAAAGACTTCCGGCGTTTCGCAGCCTTGCTTTTAGGATCTAGTTTGGATGGAGGAGTGGTGACTGGAGCGCGTAAGTTTCCACCAAACTTAGAATTAAAATAGTCGCGACCTTTTTGTGTTAAACCACCAGTAGATGACTTGTGTCCTTTAGAATCAACTGCGTACTCTACTAACTTCTTCATAGAAATAACAATTGCTGCTTGTTGAGCAAGACTAACTTCTTCATTTTGCCCAGGAGTATCCTTTTTGTAAATGTCAGAAAGTGACTTCGTTCCCTCAAGTCTGCTAGAAGAATGGTTCTTGTTAGGCTTCTTACCAACCTTCTTCATAACAATCGCAATCGCTGCTTGTTGAGCAGGATTTGCTGCTTCAGGTACACAGTTTGGTACCATTTTTGTACCTTTCTTTTTCACACCAACTTGCTTATACCCACTCCAGCATGCCTCTAGAATTTCTTCATCCATATTTTCACCATACATTGCACGATACTTTAATGTATGTTTGCTTAGTTTCGTTTTAGCGTTTGCGTCTCCAGGTGCTGGTTTATATGCACGTGGGTCACTGTCGCTTAGTTTGTCAGCTTTATCAAAGTGTGCTGCTCTGGCTTTTGCTGTTGAAGCAGAAAGACCAGCAACATATTTCTTTGGTAGACCAGACTCTTTATCTTTTGCTACTCTTGGGAGCTTGCTAGTATCGCCTTCACTTAAATCGCTGGCAGACTTGGCTGCTTCAATGGAAGTAAAAAACTTTTGTTTCTTTCCGTCCACATACAAAGCAAATGCATCATCGCTGTATTTTTCAATATGTTTATTATTTTTTTTCCAAACCACTTCACCACCAGACTCACTAAGTTGCTCTTCGTGAAGATCCTTGTCCGCTCCGCCATATGTTCCCTTACCTTTACCAATGTAAGAGTTCACTCTAGCCATACCCCATTGTTGTGGAGTAGTTCCTGGACGATGACCAGAGTTCCATGCAGCAACACCACGACGATATACCTTGCGTAGTGTACCGATTGATATGCCAGATTTACTGGCTTTTGCAGCTAATCCTGTGTCAGCAGTTTCGCAAATTTGTTCCTGATGGTCTTTGAAGGATATCATTTGGTTTTCTTATCCGATTCCATATAGTCGGCAACGGTATCTAAATAGTCAGCAGCCATAGTTAGCTTAGACTGTACCCAAGCTTCTAGATTGCCTTCGCCCTTGAGCATACCCATTAGACGCTCAATAGAACGAGAAGCAGTGGCTAATTGATTACGAGCCATCTCATACTCATAATCATGCTCTTCTTTCATAGAAGTGGAGCAACTCTTAGCCATATAGTCCTTAATCTTCTTCTTAGCCATTAGATTCTCCCAAGCTTTTCTTCTATAACTGGATCTGATATAATATCAGTACTTTTTAGAGTA